ATTGCCATTGCTCATTTGCCGAGGATGAGTTCCGACCCATACGTGGACTCGTTTGGCATTGGATCTCCAATGGAAGGGTTTGACACCGTTCAAGGAACAGTCCCGAACAAGCTAAAGAAGTACATCTTCCAGTTTTACTCGAGGATGGAATTTATGAAACGGGCAAAGTTGATCAGCGGACCAAACATCACTTTGACCGACCCCGCAACCGGGAAGCTGGAAATCAAAGAATTGGTTTTGAATCTCCAATCCAGTGACACCGAGGAGATTGTAGCATGACTGCGCCTTACTTTTCGGTAGTCACCAGAGATGGAATTTACAAAATGCTTCTTGAACTAAAGAAGCAACTTCTGCCGGAACATACCGAAGACAATCCTGAAGATCCGCTCAATGCGTTGCTTTCTGTTTTTTCATATGAAGGCCAGCGTCAGTCAGCAATGTTGGACATGGCTGCATTGGAAATGGACTGGCTGAACTGTCGAAGAAGAGCATCATTGATAGCAATGGGCTATTTGACTGGTTTTTCATTGGATGGAAACAAGCCAGCCAAGATCAAGATCCTTGCAGATGTCACAACGGAATCTCCTTCTGGTTCCATATTGGTTGAAAAAAACGCGGCTTTTGGAGCGCCCAACGGTGTCCAATTTGAAGCGCTTGCTCAAGTAGCTATGCCTGCTCAGCTTCTAAACATACCTTATGGCGCAACGCCATCATTGACGCTAAAGTCTCTTTCCAGTGTTTTTTCTGCAAACGACGGTTTGCCCGCATCCATGCCGATCAGCGTTGCGAATGATGCGCTGTACTACTGCCATGAAGCACTTGTTCCAGAGGGATTCAATGTGACGATTGCGGCGCTGACATCTGCCGCAAAGTATAGCGTTGAGTATTACGAAGGCCATTCAAAACAAGGCCACCCAAGCTCAGTCACCAACAACGGCGATGGAACGCTCACATTCAAAGCTGATTCATTCTTCGGGTGGTCACAAGATACTTCATGGAACTACTCGACCGCGCTTTCAATTTACGTTGGAGGTCCGCGCTACAATGCAAACGATGCGGTTGGTCTGGTTGTTCGAATCAAGAGCTTGGAAACTGGCACTTATGAAGACGTGTCCGTCGTTTCCAGCACGGGACCATCGTTTTCGACCGCCACTGTTCTGGGACAAACATCAGTATCTACAGATGTAACAAAATATATTGTCTCGTGTGAGTGGAGGCCCTTCAAGTGGTATTGGGACAAGGAAGTGACTGGATCGGCAGCCGACATAACGGCGAAGATGCGGTGGGTTATGCCTTTCGAAGAGCAACAGTTGGTCACGGCAACAGATACTTACTTGAACTTGAATGAAACACAGCAAGGCGGGCGCGAGTGGAAATCAACGTCAGTCAACGGCGTCACTGGGTACTGGATGCGTATCCGCATGACAGCCACTACCGGCGCAGCGCCAATGAATTTTTCGGATCTTTCATTCGATGCAGATGATACGGCCTACACAACGCTTGCCGGTGGAACGCTCGCATACACGGTTCCAGTGGACTGCATTCAAGGGAAAACAATCACAGAGAGCTTTGGAATTTCAACCGGCACGGCAAACCAGATTTTTTCGCTTGGCAATGTTCCTGTCAACGATTCCCCGTTGTCTATGGAAGTCGGAAGCGTGGTGTATTCGAAAGTGGAAACTCTGTTTGGCTCAGGCCCAAACGGAACGAACTTTTTGCTGATTGAAAATCCAGACGGGACATTTTCGGTCAAGTTTGGAGATGGCGTCGATGGAAAAATCCCCCCAACGTCAGACGAAATAATCATGACTTATCGCATTGGAGCGGAGTCGTCTGGAAATGTTGGAGCTCTGACTGTTTCAACAAACAAATCGGGTCAACCGTTCCTTGGAAACATAAGGAACCCTTCTCCGGGTAGGTTTTGGGAAATCAAACAAGCAGATACTTCACTCGGGACCGAAGGAATGGAGGTTGCGAGAAGGGCTGGGTCGGCATTCGTTCGGTCCGTCAGTGGCGTAAACACCCCCACGACGCTCGATCTACACCTTACAAAGATGGAACTGGCCGATGGCTCCAGCCCTATAGACAGGGCAATCGTTTATGAAAACCAAGGCGGGTACAATCAAGCTACCGTCCGCGTTGTTGGGAACGGAGGGGCCTTGCTTACTGCTCCTGAACTTTCAGAGGTCGGAACTGCGGTAAATGGAACAACGCAAAACTTCGCCAGATACGGTGGCATTGGTCCAATAAACAGCTTGTTCACATTCATAAACTACACGCCGGTCGTTGTGACAATTACTGCAACCGTTACGGTGCCAAACGGCAAGTCCGGCGGCGTTGCTGGAAATGTAAAAGCAGCGCTTTCTTCATATCTCAATCCAACGTCACTCAATGAAGACGGAACGTTTGCCCACAATCCGGGTGGGACCATTTACGACTCAAAAATAAAAATGACTGTTGCTGCAGCGGTAGACAACTTGGTGGACTTGACACTCACAATGTCCACACCGGCTTCATCTCCAGCGGCAGGTAGCAATTTGGTTTTGGCGACCGGGGAACTTCCAGACCCAAACAGTGCAGCGAACGCGGTTATTTCAGTTGCGGAGTTGGCTTAATTGAACGCTGACGCACAATCAAAATCCATCTTTCTGTACCAGTGCTTGCTGGGAGGGGTGAAGAACGAAGACTCGAGAGAGTTTTTGGATTCCCTGTTCCAAATGGTTGCTTCGATTGGGGTTTTGACAGAGCGTCAGCGGAAGCAGCTCTCAACTTTCAGAGATCCAGCAAGCGTTCCGCTGGTGGCGTTGAAAGCTCTTGCCGCTCTAGCTGGGCTGGATTCAACCCAAAAGCTCTATTACTTCTACACAGAAGACAGATGGAGGCGCATTTCTGAAAACTTGATTTCAATCTGGAGGAGCTTGAACCAGCGCCCCGGAATGGAAGCGGTCGGTGTTGGAACAACTTCTAGACCTTGCGTTGTCAGCGGGTACAACGATGTGAAAGATGTTTTTGATTCCGGTCAAGCCCCCGTTCTTGGTCTTGGGGCACCGGGTGAAGCATTGGATCTTCGAACGATCCACGTACGTGTTGCTGACGATGAAAGTTCAGCCACAAAAAAAGCGTTCGCTCAAGCCGCGCTGTCCGACATAAGGCCAGTCAATCATCAACTCAGGGTCAACTGGCTTGGTTTGGTGGAAAACTGGACTCAAGGTCCTTTCAATTGGGTGGACCTTGCTGGAACGGTTGAATACGGCATCTACACATATCCAGATGGGGAAGATCCAGCCACCGGTCTTCCACTATTCAATCGATGGGCAAAGTTCATGGAGAGAACAACCCCCGGAGCCGGCACCCACATCTTGTCCGCTGGTGGAAACGCGACGGAGTACACAAACACATTCATTCGGACATATCTCCAGTGCGTGCCTAGATACACCGCAGTATCGGTTGGTTCGGCTTCGACAACAATTTGGCTTGTAGCAAGAGCTAACTTGTCTTTTACCGGATATGTGTATCTTCAAATCATCGTGGCCGGTTCGACTACATTGTCCGGTCCCGGCGAAGCAACATTGCAATTTTTCAATCATGCGTCCACGGCGATAGGTCCAAGCGTGACGGTGCCGTGGGGTCCTACGGATTCGTTTGAAGGTTTGACGGGCGGTTATGGAGTGATTACTGACTTCAACCCGTCGCATCCAATTCACAGCATTGTGCTTCAAGTGGAAACTCTTCTTGGATCTGGCTCGACAGTTACCAGCTTCACAGCGTATTTAGATGGGGATGAGATTCTGAAGGTGCACGATACGACGACTTTGATAAGTGCCACTGGATTCACGGGAATCAAAGTTACTCACGGGGTACTCGGCAACGCAGCATTTTGTACTTACTATGAAGTTTCAGAAGGTCCGCATACCACCGCGACCATTACAGGCTGATAGTTCAGCATAGGCGAGACAATGGCTACAAATCACCAGCAGTTCAGGCCAGAGTATTTGGTTCCATTCGGATACTCGGACATAAAGTCCTACACGGTTGGATGGATGGACACGGCTCTCGCTCACTGCTTGAACATTCAGTTCGAAGGTGCTGCCGCTCAAATCACTAATTACGCCACTGTTTCGCTTACAGGCACCCCTCCAGATCAGCGCGTGATAATGACCGCAACCGGTCTTCCTTCAGGAACAACGGACTACAAAGCAATTGCCGTTGAAGGGAATCAAGGGGTGGTGGTAAACGCGGACCCTTACAAAACCCGAATGCTTCGTTACGTCAACGGTCAATCGATTTTCGGCCTTACTGACTTGTGGGATGCCCCGATAGAAATGGATTCGGGCAAGGACTACCACGTCGGACTTCGGGCGAATGATTACCCGGTTGAGTCCCGTCTTTCAGATAGCGGCGCATACCAGTACACGAGATTTGCAGAAGGAATTGGAGAGGTTGGAGATCCAAACACCGTCACAGACAATGGCAACTCAACGATAACCTTCAGGGTGAATACCGTATGTGGAGGGTATGCGTGGCCCAACACAAGCACTACTTCAAAGAGACACGTTTCAATCTGGCTGGATACGCCACTGACATCGCAATCGAGAACTGAAGCTCAAACAATCGCAACTTCAACCGGAACTGGGAATGCCATTTTCCACGGCACTGTGGATGCTGATGGCTCAAACATTGAAGTCACTGTTCCTCACACGATGGGCCAAACTACAATTTCCACCACAGCCGCACACTACAAAGTGATGTGCCACGGGTTTACCGTGACAGACAAGGCTGTCTTGAACATGACCACATACACGGAAACGCTCTCTGGCGTTGCTGTTAAACCGTATGTGGTGGTTGCTGAAGTCGATGGAGCCACCGGAACGATAAGCTACGCGTCGGCAGCGCTTTTGACTCAGCCAAACATGGCGACCGTCAGTCTTAATTTCGCACAGCTTGCGAAAGACATTTATTTCAATACGACTGCAACTTTGGACAATGACGGTAATCCGAATTTGCCAGAGCCACTTATCAAATTGGTTTGGAGACTGTTTAGTTCGTGGAAAGTCCAAAATCAACGCGGACCTGACAAGCCAGGGAGTTATCTTGGATCAAGCGACGAGCAAAGGCTTTGGAACGCTTCACTGGCGGTAGTCATTTCCGATGCCGCAACCAACAGGTTGACTGTAACTGGCTTGACCGAGCCAAACTGGACAATCGCCCAAACGCAAACATCCAAAGCGTCCAATTGGATTTGTTCAAAAATAGTTTCAAGTACAGGAGCTTATGTTGGGTCAGGTGGTTCTCCATACAGCGGACTCGGAACTCTTGCGACGGTTTTGAATCCAGACGCAATAGACGACTTCAATGCTCCATCTTTTGGATACGAAACGTTTGCAGACACAAACGGGGTTAAGTTCAACTGGGCTGCGTTCCAGCACATCGTTACGGCTCCCGGGTGGCATTACATCGTTGCCGTATGTGAACCCGCATTCCCAGATTCCGCAGTGTTAGCAACATATGAAGCCACGCCAAGGGTCACCGTTCGCCTCCACGTAATACCTGCTTCGGTATACGGGTGGTCTAACGGAGCCACCGGAACGTACAAGGAAGTTTTGGAAGATGGGTTTTTCCCAGTTGGGTGTTTCAACGTCGTTTCGGTAAGCCCGGTTGTTTTGGACAGCTTTGCAGCAAACACCCAAATAGCCAGAGTCGAGCAATTCCGTGGGGTGAATCGGCATCTATCAACTGGAAGTGGGTATTTTGCAGATGGCACCGCAGCCACGATGGGAGATGTTTTCCGCTACCCAGCCATCGGAAAAGACAAATCCAGAGCTCTCGAAACAATTGGTGAAGTAGCCAACAGGCCGGTTTGGGCGACGTACATACAGCCGAACAGCACGGTTAGTGGTTTTACGCTGACCACAGCGATGACTGAAACAAACACGTACCTTTATAAATACGAAGGCTACTCGACACCTACCTTGTTCGGTCGGGCGTCAGAAATTCATAACGTTGAATGGGCATCTGGATCTCACGGGTCAACGACTGCCGATGACGAAGGCGTGTCTCTTAAACTCGGAATGGATACCGAGGATTTTCAAATAACGGCTTTAAGGCACGCTGTCGATGGCGACAAACTGTACATCCATAGAGACGTTAACCACGCTTACCTTCACATTAACCAGCGTGGTGGTGGTGCTGTGGATACGGTCGATGGGATGAGGCCGCGGGTTGAAGTTCCAGATTTGCATTTCATCGGAGATACTGATGGTGGGACCAATTTAGGAAAAATACATTATGAGCCCGTTCCGCTCACCACTGGAGTAGCCGGGTACTACGGCAGCGGATCTGCGATCCCCGCTCGTTTCCACGAGATACCCATTACTGGTGACTATATTGGGTGGGCATGGAATGATGGCTACGCGAATGTCAACAACGTAGATAATTATGTCCTCTTCCCGCTTCCTTACCAAGCTGGAAACGCACTTATGTACGACGCGACGTACAACCCGAACTTTGGGCATTGGAGATTCAAAGGTTTTTACGCGAACATTCGTTTCACGACGACTACCACAATCGCAGATTCTCAAGTCCGCTTTTGCCTTATAAAGCAGCATCTTTCTTTAGACCATACAGCCAATAACGGGTTCGATTGGGATCAGACTGGTGGAACAGATGTTGGAAATTTGGAATGTATCCCTCTCGTGACTTACACCGGCGCGAGCACGAGTACACACGGGCAGCAGTTATCTAGTGCTTTCAACGAGGGCGTGGTTTTTATTTACGCTGGTGCTGGACCCGGTGCCGAACCTTCCGCTCCAACTGGGGTGATTGCGACCAACGACCCTCAGATTTGGTACCTCCGAGTTGACGATGTTTCCACCAATGGCGGGGGTACTAATTCGGCAATTTATCTCACGGCTTTGTCTATTGCTTGGGGACGGGATCAGATTTAGTCCGTCGTTCCAGACGCAACGGCCCATGCCGACAACAAGCCAGCAATCGCCGTTTCATCCGGCGTCAAATGGTCTTTCAGCGTACTTCCCTCTTCGCAAATCTTAAGTCGCGCATTGACGTACTTTTCATACAGTTCTCGAGGTAGTTCCATGTGCAGTGGAATGAGATCGTTTTCCAATGCTTGGCCTTCCAACTCCCCTGCGCCAACTTGATTCGGGTTGATGTCCGCATCGCTTAAGTCTGCAATTGCTGAAAGTGCGTCCAACTCATCTTCCAAAAACGGGAACAGTGCGTCTGCATCCATTGCTTGAATGTTTTCCACCAGCTTTGCGAGCATGATTTGATCTGGTTCGCCGCGAAGATGATTCAAGATCAACGTCAATTGCTTGGCTTGCGACTCGCTTATCTTGCCGAGTGTGTTCACTTCGACATCTTCCCATCCGAGTTCCTTCAACAGTTTCCAACGGTGGAACCCGTCGATGATTTCGAACCCGGCAGACTCCTCGACTTGCCTGACGGTAATGGGCTGAACGTATCCGAACTTCTCCAAGCTCTCGCGCTCTTTTTCGTAGATTTCATGGTCCATTTGATTTGGATTCCACGAGTTCGGTCTTAGTTCGTTGATGTCAACTTTGATCACATTGATATTGCTTACTGTTCCCATGACACACCTTTCCTGTCCCAAAATTCAGTTATTTCTCTCGCCATCTGCGTGTACTTTCTGATAACCATCGGAACGCAATCGTGCGCCCTGTTTCTAGATAGCCTCCTCTTTGCCGTTGCTTTGCTCGGATGCCACCTTTTCCCAACTTGGAACTTTCCTCGTGGGTCCGCAACGAGTCCGTACTTGTAAGGATTCGTCCACGTCGTTGAATCCGCTGAATACAAAGGCGCTCGATACCACACTTCCGTCTTGGTGATTGCGAACCCATGAACTTTGACGCCAGCGTCATACGCCCGCATTACCATAGCCGGCGCGTCTTTCAACCCGTCGTTGGTAAACCCAACGTAGTCGAACTCTTCCAGCCATTCATCCCACACCTTGTAAGCGTTTGGAATGATGCTGTGCCAAACGGGCAATACGCGATGACCTTCGTCTTGAAGCTCTTTTCTCATTTCCAGAACAAGCCCGTATGGGATGAGAGCGTAGATGTCCAGTTCGGCAACCCAGAGAAGTTGCCCTTTCATTTTGCGGGCAAGTTTTTTCAACTTGTCGAACGTGTCACGCACTTTTGGAACTTTGGTTCTTGGTTTTGTCGGCGTATGCCGTCTCCAAGCATCAGACCCGTAAACATTGATCAGCGTGTGTGCCCCGGAATCCAAAACGAAATCTGCCCCGTCATAGAGGTCTATCTCGATGTTTTTTTCTGCCAATGGGCTCCCAAGCCGCCCTAGCAAGTCCGGGTTTTGGTTGATTGCTTCTGCAATCATTGGCTCGGACTCCTGCCCGCCACCAGCAAAGTAAACTTTCATTCCGTAATCCCCGCTGAAATTGAAGCTATTTTTGAAGACGCCGCTTCATGATCTCGCCACCAGTATTTCCTCATCACATCATCTCTGAAATCAACAACACGTCTCTCTCCCTTCAAACACTCAATCATCATGTTGAGGGCTTGTTGCTTTTCTTCATACAAAAACGGGTACCTTTCACTCAACGTGTCATTGAGAATTTGCGGAAGGACCTCTGGATAAGATTTGTTGTTTGGTGCGATTGGAAGAGCTCCATTCAGCGCCGCTTCCAAGCATGAGTATCCAAAGTTCTCTTGCTTCGCCAACGAAATCCAGCACGTCGCCTTGCCAAGAAGGTTCAAATAATCGGGTCGGTCCAAGGGACCCCCATTTGGACCCGCTTGCATGGTCCAGACGAATTCGCCCCTACCGGCGATCTGAATCGCTCGTTTCGCCCATTTCACTGCGTCGGTCTGGCGTTTTTCGGGGTGATCGCGACCCGTGAACACAATCAACGGTTGCCTGTCGTCTGCTGGCATCCTCTTGGCAGCAACGTGGTCGTCCGTGTGGAACGGCAATCCGGTGGCATGGACCTTTCGGTCAATGCCTGACTTGTTAACCCTCCAGTGTTCATGGCAAAGCTCTCGCTTGTGGTGGTTCGTTCCAACGTAGATGTGCCGGAACAGTTGAAGGAACGTGCGTTCGAAGCAACTAACCCACTCGCCATTTGTTTTTCTGGACATCGACGCCACGGAATCGCTTGCTGTCCATGACCCGGCATGGAGGATGGCGTCGAAATGGAGTTCGATTCCTTTCATTTGCGCCGCATAAGCAACGCCTTCGATGCCGGGGAACCATCCGTCCCCCAGCAAAATCACATCCCCGCTTGAAACTTCTCCGGTTTGTATCATCGAGCAAAGCAATGAAATTTGTTTGCTTTTGTATTTGATTGTTCCGGTTGCGCTCAAAAACTCATGTGATTCAAGGGCTTCTGACATATAGCTCGGGGTGACTGAAGCGACATCCACACCTTTCAGATTGCCAAGCGATTCTAAAATTCTCTCGTTGAAATGTTTGCAGTACCTCGACGGGATCTCTTCAATGCCGACGTACACTATTTTTTCAGGTGATTTGCGCTTGGACGTGAACATTGTTCCTCTCTTGAAAGTGACGGACTGTCGCGTCGTTTTCTCCATCTTCCGAAACCGTTACGCGAACCCACGGAATTTCTGGAAATTCAGAGCAAATTGCAGATGCCAAGGCGTTCCCAATCTCTTCGCACGACGCAGTTTCAAAAATGTTGTTGAGCGTTTTGCACAAAAGATCGTCACAGCATGACTGGAGTATGTGGAATTCGATTTGACGCGATTTCAAAATCGGAACCGTCGCGGAGCATTTGAACAAATGCCGATGATTTTTCCTCAAATACATGACTTCATCTGGGGCATCCGGCCAATGATGGAAACCAACGGCTTGGAACCTGACTGTTATCGAAGTGTGTTCGTCGGTTTTTGAATATTCACAACCTTGGCTCAATGGGCATTCCAAGCAAGCTGGAGTTGTGTTGTGGCAAACCAGTTCGCCAATGTCTTTCAGCGCGATCATCAGGTCGTAGTTGCGATGCCTTGTCATCGTCAATGACGCCAAGAATCGCTTTGGATCGCCTTTCAGCCTACTCGCAACCCTGATTATGTGAGCATCCGTTGGTGGTGGAGTGTCGGTTTCACCACGAGCCATTTTGATCAGAGGTATTGCAGACCCCCAGTCAAATGAAGACTTGGATGCTGGAACGCCTATTTCCCCATCCAGCCACATCGCGACGGAAGTGACGATTGATCTCTGATACCACGGAAGTGGGAGGTTGCTCAGGCGGTTTTTCTGGGCTTCAGGTGTCAGCTTAAGCCAGTCGCCAAACGTTGAAATTCCGGTGAAAATGCCCTTGAACTCTGATTCAAGTACCGGTGTGTCCGTGTACTCAAGAAGAGCCAAAGACATGAAAAACACATCCGGTGGACAGTCCGGTGTTCGCCAAGGCAAAGCTCTTCTTTCGCAATTATGGCTGTAGTAAATGGCAAGTGTGTCTTGTAGGTATTTCAGGTCGCCAGACAAATGTTCCTCCTTGCTGTCAGATCGTCAAAAAGCGATGTGCAGGAATTCTGACCTGCAAGCCGCATCTTCTTTCATGCACCCCCTGAGTGCCGATGTTGTTGTTTGTGCGCCGGTTCTCTGGACGCCTCGCATGGACATACACAAGTGTTCTGCTTGCAACACAACTCCAGCACCGAGTGGTGCCAGTTGGTTGTAAAGGTAGTCCGCGATTTGATTTGTGAGATATTCTTGCGTTTGCGGCCTTAGTGAAAACTTGTCCACTACTCGAGCTAGCTTGCTCAACCCGCATATCTTTCCACTTGGATCTGGAATGTACGCGACCACCGCAGTGCCGAAAAATGGAAGCAAATGATGCTCACAGAACGAATAGAACATTATCTCCGAACAAACGATCATTTCATCTGTGCCGTTTGCAGGAAACGTCGTCAAATTAAAGTCTGATCTCGCCTCGAACTCCTTCCACATTCGAGCGACTCGATCTGGCGTTTCAAGAGTGCCTTCAACCCCATTGTGTGGGATTTGAGACAACATCGCTTCAACGGCTCCTTTTATGATCGATTCGTTCATGGCAACCCAATGAACTTGTGTGTTTGGACTGAAAGTCTCCAATCGGTGTTGTTTTTCAAAAACTCAATGCACTGTGCGGTGTTGTCGCTTGAAATGCGTGGATCAACATCCCACTGGGGTTGGATGTACTTGTGTGAAATGTGCTCGGGTCCGCAAAGCGTTTCAACTTGCGTGTTCAATTCCAATGGGTCGAACTCTGGGCAAACGACTTTCAACTCATCATAACGCTGAGGAACAAACGGCATTGGGGGCTTTGGGCTCAATGTCACCCAAGCCACTTCCTTTGGAAGCTCATTCGAACCATTTGTTTCGACGTGGACTCGAATTGCGTGCCTAGTCATTTGTTTCACAAGTTCCGTGTCGATTTGAAGCGACGGTTCCCCACCAGTCATTACCGCAGTGGCTTCGCTGTTGTTGGGCCACAGCTTCCTTATCGTGTGAGCCAGTTCCGATGCCGTGTATTTGCCTCCAAGTGGACCATCTGTACCCACAAAATCCGTGTCACACCACAACGCACAACGGCCCTTCTCTACGTTCCGCTTGCGGTCCTCTTCGCGCCCCGTCCATACGTTACACCCCGCATACCGGACGAACACCACGGGACAGCCCGAATAAGCACCCTCGCCTTGAATTGAAAAGTACACTTCTTTAATCGCGTACGTTTTGTTCTCGTCCATGTTAGCACTCCAATTTGAATCCGGTCCAGCGTATTACCAGCAATTTCGAATCCAAAGGAAAGTCGACGCTCCGCACAAGAATCCGACAATGAATGTGCTGATGTCCATGTTCTAAATAATCCTTTTTCATGCCCAGACCCCGCAAAAGTTAAGACACAGGGTAGTCAGCCCAGCAGTTTGGGGTTTCATACAGACGGACTGACTTGATCTCAACGCCGGTATTGTCCTTGGAGAACAGATCCGAAGCCGTTGAAAACAGAAGTTTTACCATATTTTCGGCTGTTGGATTGCATTCCATGATGAATACTTTCATGCTTCGCTCAAGAAAAGCGTCTGCCAAATCGTCGTCTTCATGCAAGATCATCCCGTGGTCCAAATTGAGGTCTATCCACGAGCCAAACAGTTCTTTTATGACGGAGAAGTCTACTACCCTACCAATGCCGTCAAGAGAGCCGTCTTCCGCTACGCAGCAAGTCAACTCAACCACATACCGGTGTCCGTGGTAATGTTCACACTTGCCTCCGTGATTTATCAGCCTATGTCCTGCGTCAAACTCGAGCTTCCTTGTGCAGGTCGGTTCTTGTGAACTCAATGTAGATCCTCATCATTCGTGGGCCTTTCCCGGTCATTGGAAAACGCAATCGCTTCTTCAAGACTCAAATTGACATCGTGCATGGTCACGGTCGAATATTCTTCATCTGAGTTGTCACTCGACAACACTTTGTACACCGCCTTCATCACTGCATCTTTGTTTTCTGGTTCCACGGCAACCATCGCGGCAAGAATTTGGTCTGCGTGAATTCTTAAGATCATGGGAACGAGCAGTGTTTCTCCCGGCATTTGAGATTTTTCGTAAGGGTCTGAGTACATTGTCATTTCAAGTTCTCCATCCCCAACACGAACGGTTTTTTTGTTCATGTCTTTGTACCATTCGGAAATAACCTCTTGAAAGGTTTCGTTGGGTGGATTCTTCCTTGACCAAGGGACGAGTTCCGTGAGCGTTAAGCCGAGCATATAAAACATGGTTCCAATGACAGGATGGTCGCGAAATACTTCAGGCACATCCTTGTTGGTGCCGTTTAAGTGCTCGAACAATTCAGCGGCCGCGATTAGCGCTCCCGGGATGTCACGGTCGCACACTTTGTCGCATATCTCTTGCAACGCGGCGTTTGTGTCTTTTTGTTCTTTCATTTTGCAACGCCCTCCATGCGCCGACCATATTCGCCAAGCAAAAGAGCCGATGCGCGGTTATGGTCTTTTTTTCTGCTGAAATCCATTTCCGGCCAGAGGCGCGATGCCGCCAATATCGCCCTCCCTTTCGTGTCCGTCCCTTCTACGTCAGCGAGCATCGACTTCATCCACCTCTGAGGCGTAACAAGCTCATACGGTGTTTTGAGTGTGGCGATACACCCTTCCAGCATTCCAAATGAGCGCCCGAAAGAAAAAACGCTTACAACTCCTTGGCCGGGACGCGAATTTACCTTCTCGAGTATGACTTTTGACCTTTTGGAATACGGCTTGATTAAGTTCACTAGATGCGACAAGTGAAGCTCCTTTCTTTTCCCCACTTTTATCGTTGGGAAATCGGAACTGAGTATCGAACGACCGGCGTGGTCTACTATGCCGATGGCACCGCTCAACCCGGGATCTAGCCCGATATAGAAGTCATATTTTTTATCTTCTCCAACCATTGGAACTCCTCTATGTGAATGAGGCATCTGTATCGGGCCATGCCTCCCTGCGCCCGCCAGTGTTGCTTTGTGATCAAGGGAGATACGCGGCAAGCACTGACTTCCCGAGATTCACGCCTTACTCGGGCTGGCGACCGTGGAAAGCGAAACAACACACGTTGCGAGTTATTACTCAACGTAATCGCTGTCCACGGATTTAGAGTCACTGCTATGCAGCGCTGTTGGGATTGAGTTCATGTTGCCTCGCTTGCCATGCCGTGGCAATTTCTTTGAACTTTTTCCCTGAGACGGGCAACTTGAAATCAGCGCCGCACTCCTTGCACTGCCTGTGCGTTTTTTTGATATATTCCATCTTGCTGCTACCGCATGACCCACATTGGTCGTGCTTGCAATCCGAAAGATGCCATTGGATCGGTAAATCCAAGAACAATTGATCAGCCATTTTTAACACCTCCTATCGTTGGCGGTTTTGGTGTAAACCCCAAATGTATTCAGTCTCCAAATCATTCACCCAACCAAGTTCCTTCAGCCGATCTCTGACATCTTCAGGCCAACGAGATTTGTTTTTGAAAAGGACCATGAACAACCATTTGACTTGCGGTTCCGTCACACGACAGTGCGTCAAACCAAGTCCGGTTTTTTCAATCATCTCTTCTACAAACTCCTTCGCTTTGTCGGACAACCTGCTTTCTGGATTCTCGATAACATAGACAAGTGCTTTTAGTGCCACTATGGACCTGTCGTATTGTGTTACTTCTGAAATAACATACTGCATTGGGTCAAACACGTTCACTTGTCAATTGACCCCTGTTCCGTTTCCATAGCCAGAGTAACGCGCTCCAAAAATTTCACCGCTGGAGTTGAGCCACTCGAGTCCCCATGATTTTTTATCCATGCAAGTAAGCAGCATATTACTGCTTGCTGTAGATCCACATCGTGCTTTTCTTGAAATGACTTCCAGCCAATCTGATGGCCTTCTCTGTGGTGACCATTGCACAATGGCACTACCGCGTAGTCCGTGACTTTCATGCCCATGCCTTTTTGGGTCACTCCTTGGATGGAGTGATGGTGGGCATCGACTGGAAAGCCAGTATCACCGCAAATCCAGCAGTGATTTAACTCGCTGACGTACCGGAGGTACTTTTTGTCACGGACTGGTTTACCCATGCCCTTTCACCTCAAAACCACGTTTGTACGATTGCGCTTGGCTTCTATTGAGGCCAGAAACAATTGGTGTCGCTTCTCCGAAAAACACTACACCTCGATGGCTTTTCGGCAGATCCGATTGGCGGAACACTGCCCAACTGTAAAGGTCATCTCCATTGTATTTTCTGGTTGTGTACTTGGATGTCATGCGCTGCCCGCTTCAACTGTCGCGTAAGGTCCACACGCAGGGCAATCAGATTTAGAAAACACAACACCGCATGGATCGGGTGGTTCTACACCAACACTTTTTCGAACATCTTGGGCCAATGGTGCTGTATGACGTATCGCTCCAGTTCCTTTGCAGTCATCGCACTTCCAGAAAATGCCACCCAATTTAACGACATCCGAGTGTTCTTGTAACTCGGTTTCGCACGCCTCGCATGGACCAAGTGGGATTTTTTCCGTCGATCTTAGCTCACCAAGTTTTTCTACTTTTGCTTCGCAGCACTTTTTCGCCGCACTCATGTCCCCAATGAACACTTGATTGCACCCAGTGCATTTGTGCTTTAGCGAATGAGCGCCAACGAGAAGGATTTCGTTCATGTCCAACCCGCACCGATAACAGTACGTCAAGCGAGGGTTCAATCCTTCCGTGGGGTGCAGTGATAGCGTTTTGTCGTCATCATTCATCACTTTCCTCCGATCTGCTTCACCGAGTCGAGATCGGGGTCTGGCTCGTAGTTCGGACCTCGAGTCACTTCACATGATTCGATGCCTTCCCCTTCATCGACCAACTCCTCCTCCACTTCGAGGACTGAGATCACATTTATGTCTTCGTGATCTTTTCCCACCGGGTGACTGCCAAGGTAAATGACGGCAGCATCCCCGCATTTGAACTTGTGCCCAACTGACCGTGCGTCCATGACTGCTGAAACGTCTCCAATCTTGAAGTACCCGTATGTGTTGTCATTAACCAAAACACGGAATTCTTCTTTCTTTCCTTCCAGTTTCCCGCTTACTGAAATCTGGCAATCAAATTCCGATTCAGTCCCATTCACGCACGGAGCTTTCATCCAATGGACACGCACTTGCTCGCCAAGCAAGCCAAACAACGATTTTGAAAACTTTTCCAAACTGCAATACATTGACCTTCCTCCTTGTTGAAAATGCCCAGCTTCACCCGTTTGTTCGCCACGACCTTGCTTGGAAAAATCAAAAACAAGCTGAGTCGCTGCTGGGCGGGCTACTATTTGGAGCCCCTGTAGCGTGAGTACCGATTCATTGCGCCGGCTACAGGGACACACGGTGTGCTCATGTTCAATGTCAGGCGCAATCTCCAACCCATTCCATTTCAGTTGCCTCCTTTTGACTTAGATTCAATCTCTTTGAATTTGACATCGGACCACGAATTAATCGCTTTGCCAAAGGTCCCAATCACACTCAAAGCGACAGTCACCCACGCCAAGTCCAAAATGAATTCTGAAAATTTCCACCAATCCATCATCACTCCTTCGCTTGCGCTTCCGCTCGATCCCACGGGGCCTTCGGGTTTCCGATTTTCCAATCGTGTTCCCATCGGCTTCTCATTATCTTGATTGAAGCAAGAGGCACTCGGTGGCCTGTTCGTACGGTCCTCATGGCTAAATCCTCGTCCGACAGACCGGAATCAAACAAATCAACAACGAAAACCCGGGCGCAGTACTCGCTAGCAATCTTAAAATACGGCTCAAGCTCCCATCTTTCGCTGAATGTGTTTGCAACGGCTGCCGACTGACCATGATTCAGCGCGTGCGCGGCATTGGTTTGGCACCAGATATGCGCTTCAGGCAGCTTGTCCGGGGCAAAGATGTATTGATCATCCACCATGAAAAAATCGTCAGCAGCAAATACTCTAGCGCTTGTTGGGCTGCCAATGAGATCAGCGAACCCATGCATTAGCTGCTTTGCGAATGTTGTTTTGCCAGACCCGGGCAAACCCCTAACAAGAACCAAATCCAAACGACCAACTGTTTCAGTCATCTTCAAACACCTCCGATAAAGAATTGTCTACCTTTGCTTCACTACCGGGTTCTTCAGCCGCGAAGTACCCGTACGACGACATGAAGTCTGCACAGATGTATTCCAGACAGACGCCGTGCCATGTTCGTTTTTTGACCTTTTCATGTTGGTCGTCATATTCAAGGAGCATTGAGCGAACAACCTGTAAGGCGTTCCGAACAACTTCCCGCTGTTCCTTGGTTATCCTGAAACGCAACCACAGCCAGTCGGCGTCAGATTTACTTTCAGATGGGGGCGCGGCATCGTGTTGAGGTTCAATTGCATTTAGACGCGCTTTTTCGATTTCATCTCCATCGATGTCAATATCCAAAGGCATGATCGCCACATTTTTGACGTTTGCAAAAGCACCACACTCTCCACACTCAAGTCTCAGATAGCCCGTTCGCCACGGCTTCGCGTTGAAGTCATTCCCATTCCCACACGTCATACAATTCAATGCTGTAACTCGCTTAGTCATCGTATATCCCTGCTTGATTGTCTGGGGTGAATGGATTCACCGAATACCTCAGCGACTCTTTGTCGAAATGGAGCACGATGTTTCCTTCTTCACCGTAATCACTCCTGACTTTCAATGTCGTTAAAAGCATTCTGTTCAAGTCATCATCTTTATCGGTTCGAACGTGTGTTCTTTTTCTATGGCATCTAATGACCCCATCGGCGTATTGCTTGATGCCTGAAGACCCGCGAATGTCGTCCAGTTCGATGAGCATTGGCTCACCCGTTTTCGGGTTTTTGGGCATCTTTTTAGGGTGACATACGAGCCCTATCCAAATATCCAGCTTGTGGGACATATCCACGATTTCCTGAATGGCTTCGTCTTGATCAGCATAGTCGTCTCTTGCCCTTACGAAGTAGTCCAAGTGGTCCAAAACAACGTGCCTGACTCCCAACCGCCTGACGGCATACTCAACACGTATCGAAAGCTCCGATCTATCCATTCGCCCCGATTGTCGGAACGTGAACAAGTTCATTGATTTCAAAACCTCTGCGCTGTAATCGAACTCAGACTCTTCCATGTCTCTGGCTCGACGCTTTCCAATCATAGAAATTAGTTTCTGGGCTATTTGCCGAGGTTGCATTTCCGGTGGAACGAATAAAGTGGGATTCCCCGTGACAACCAAATTCCTTACCAAGTCCGTCAAAAACGTTGTCTTTCCAGTCCCAGTGTCCCCCGTGAAAATCCAAACCTCACCACCGCGCAATCCACCACCGAGCAATTGATTCAAGGGCTCCCACTGCGTTTTCGTGCCGGAATTTTTTGGGTCCAATACGTCGCGCGCTTCATCTGCGAAATCCCCCATCCGAACCACATCCCCCGCGCAAGGGACTGCTTTGCCGATACATTGTTGAATGATCTCTTTTGGAATCTTGTGCTCCAAACACGCTGAAGCATCTTTTTCCGGTAGTGTTACTATGCTGCATCGGTAATGACCGAGCTTCTCTGCCGCAAGAGCGGCACCTTTTATTCCAGCATCGTCGTTGTCGTAAACGAAGATTATTTCGTCAAATATCGAAAGGTCCTCCAACCATGAGTCGGGCCAAGAACCCGCTCCAGCGGTAACGGAAATACATGGCTCGAACCCATATTGGTGGAGTGCAACCGCGTCGAGTTCCGCTTCGGTTATGAATACCTTCCGGTAGTCCCCTTCTTTCATTGCTTGGTCGAGCCCAAACAACTCTGTCTTACCGCCTTTTAGCCGTTTCCACTTCGGACCATCTTCAAAAGGTCCGCTTCCGACACGTCGTAGCTTAACCAGTGCAGGGGAACCATCTTTGAACGATGGCAAAACAACGTACTCCCGCCCTTGTTCCATTGCAGACCCGATTTCAAACACATCCAAGGCGTCTTTGGTAAAACCACGCGAAGCCAAGTAGTGCATCGCTGGATTGTCCGGGTATCCGAATAAGACCTTTGTGGCTTCGGCAACGTAAGCGGAAAACTTTGCTTTTATGTTATCGGATAAGCCGTGTTCTGATTTCGACGCGGTTGTCTTGTGACGCGCCGAGATGTCTTTTATGGACTGGCTGTAAACGGGTGCTGGCAAATCGCCCAACTCGCGTCTCAGCGTGACCATGTTTCCGTTTTTGTTGCAACACCATGTGTGGAACACTCCACTATCCGCATTGATATAGAGCGGTCGTTTTTTTCCACCACTTTTTGACTTGCCGTACTTCTGCCCGCAAAAAGGGCAGTCGAATATCAACTCAAGACCGTTGGTGTTGTTTTCTGTGGCCTTGAGAGCCCAACCTTTCTGGTGGGCGTATGTGGTTATGTCGGACTGCGACATTCGGTTTCTCCTCATCAAAAAGGCGCATCGTCCAATGAAATGGAATGCTCTGTCATTTCTTTTTCAGCTTGCGAAAACAGTTCATCGGTTTCGGTTGTGACGGATGCAGTTGTTGTTTGTGATTTCATTATTCCAGCTTCAACCCGCTCGTCAGATGCAAACATGGTTAAAAACTCGTTTGCGTTTGCGTTGTCTCGCCACCATTTGTCGCTGTGATACCCGGTCAAACACTCACGTAGTTGCTCGAGTGACCAGTTTTTCAAGCGAGCTCTGGCTTTGGAAATCCTCTTTGGCGTGACTCTGGACTTGCCCGAACGAAACAGCCTACTCCATTCGCTTATCAAGCTATCTGCTTGACCATCGTTCACTGGTGGTTGCTTTTTCCTCGGCTTTCGTTCAAGGG